TTCAGCATTCATGATAACTACTTTGACGGTGCCGTTCCCATTCCAAAGGGGGAGGACGCTGACGTACCCAACGTCTGTGTTCGGTACCTGCTGTGACCATCGGATATAGTCAGAGACGTTGCCGCCACTGGATGGACTCCTGACAGTTAGTAAGAAGCGTGAGAGTAACTGTGCATCAGTCTCAGCATTGAACCCGCCACTCAGAGCAATAGGGTTCGTCACAGCCTGGATAAACTGAGTGTGGCTGGTCATAATGTTCACGGCCGTCGCCGCCACATTGCCTCCCACACCAGGAATATCAGACTGTATGTCTACGCCACTGAACAATGTGTAGTGGCTCGTGGCGTCTGGAATCTCCTGGGCTTCCCAGCTCTGGATATTGATAACTGTCTGGGAATTGGTCAATACTTTCTTTACCTGGCCCATCCCAGTACCAGCCGTGATCCAGACGTAGAAGTTTGCCCATTCATTTGTCACAAAGTTCTTAGTGGTATCTGTCAGGCTCGTAGCATTGGCACTTGTGACCGTACCCGTGACGCTGGCCTTCTGTGTCTTCTGGGCTGTCTCCAGACTGGTGAAGGTGACAGATGAAACTCCAATATTGGGTCTACTCGTGGTGGCAAACGTCATGCCTATGGGCAGTACCGTCCCTACAGGAGCAGTAGTCTGAATCACACCATCCGCATAGGTAGCTGGCCTGCGGATTACACCATGCTCCTCACACCTGAGATCCAGGTAAGATCCGCCCATGTATTGCGCGAAACCTTGCTTGAGGATCCTACCCAGGCGATCGTACAAGATCTCAAACTCTGGCAGCGGTGAGTCTACGATATCACTTACAACACTCCCAACCCTGAGATCGTAGGGCTTGCCATTGGGAGCATTGCTGAAGCGACTACGCACTCGGTTCTGCAACACGCTCAGGGTTTGACCAGCATATGGATCTAGCAGACTTACCGTGCCCCGATATCCCTGCGGCAGAGTATAAGTAATTCCGCCGCCATTGTCAACCAGGATATCGTAGTAACCTATCCCCAAGGCGTTAGCCGGGATAAGTGTACGGAGTGTATTGGGGCTGACATACGTCGTGTTGGCAAACGGGAACGTCACAGGTGGAGTACTTGGGACTACTAGTCTCACGGCACTATTCGGAGCGAAGTCTGTACCTATTAGCTCGATTGTGACATCCTGCGTTACCACCCCGTAGGCTGGCGTCGAACTGATAATCTGCAGTGTCACGGCACGCTCCACCTTACCTGAAATTGTGCGGTATATCCCGTCACCACCTGGATAGTTACGATTATGATAACAGCCCTCAAATACACAGCCGAATCAACGTTCAAAATGTTCTTTATGCGAGGATCTGTAGAGAGTGCCTCCCGCACGTACTTCTTGCACAGATTCTGGACTACACCTGTGGCGTAGTTCTTGCCCATGAGCAGGTCGAAGTCGCTACCAAAGTACAGCCCGTGAATGTACTGTGCCAGTCGCGGGGTTATGAGAGCATTGGTAATCCACTGGCTAAGCTGCACACTCTCATCGCCAAGCGTGATATCCATGGCGTCGTTGAACACGAACGTATTGGTATCGTAGCTGTACTGCGGCCCAATCCCCCAGACAAGAGGAGTAACCGCTACAGTCTGGGTTGTGGGCTGTATCGCAGGTACGTTGACGCGGGGTACTAGCTGCGGCATTAGACTGGAGGTCCACCGCCAGGATGAGTATGGTTTCTAAACTCTATGCCGTCTATAACCACACTTATCCCGCTGAACGTTGTGATGTGGATATTGTCGCCCTGAATAAGTATGTCGCTATCGCCAGCTTCATTCCCGCCGTTCACCGTTACCTGCATTCCGATGAAGTTATCGCCCAGGATGTCACCGTTGAAACCATGCCTGACACTCTCAATGGGCTGAATATCAGTCATCCGGATCTTGCAGGTAATCAAGAACTTTGTGGCGCTCTCGGCCTGTACGGGCATTAGAGCTATTCTATCACCTTGAGTTACCCGCATATCATCTGGAATAAGTAGATTTTCCGCAGTTAGATACAGGGCGTTACTCTCAGCAAATTGAGCCACACCTTCAAGGGCGATCTTTATATCTGGCAACGGCTGGAGCACATTACCAAACAGGATGATTACTCCAGTGCCCTTCAGCCCATTGTGTCTGTCCAGGCTGTTGGCAATATCTTGGATATCTCTATACAGCCGTGTACGACCATCTTGTGTCACAACACACCACCACCGCCAGCGATGAGAGGAGTAGTGCTCTCAGCCTTGGTCTTGTAAGCTTCTGGCAGCATATCTAGCGAGTTGAGAGTTAGATTCATCGTGCTCTCCTGCGCCGTGACTTTATGCTGCCCACTCTTGATATAGAACTTTGCTTGCAGTCCAGTAATCGGCTCACTAATGTATACTGGATCTCCTGCGCGTAGTGTGTTGATATTAGTTGTCGTTATGGTAGCTGTCTGGATTATCCTGTGTAGCCTGACCCAAAGTTCTCTTGCCTGGAGCGCAGCCTGGCTAAAGTTGTCTGGTTCCATGAGTGCTGGATCTGGAGCACCTGCAAGACTCACAGCCTCGGACAACATACCGTACTTCTTGACTTCATCGTTGTTGTTGGGATCCTCAGGGTATATTGCCCAATTGCTGGGATCACCATAATCATCAAGAGCTACGGTATCTGCGACATTGCTGGCCGTACTATCAAACGCCTGCCGCTTGTAGACTTTGACCACGTTGCGATAGTTACTGGCATCCCACTTGCTGCCAGCACTGAAGATATTGCCCGTCTCAAACTTCCACATAAACAGCGGATCCTGCTTACGAAGAACCATAACATGATCAAAGTTTGTACGCAGAAAGAATCTATCGCCTTTATCTTCCGGCGCAATAGGGTCTTCAGTAGCAGGGTCATCACCAGCCGATAGAATCCTGTTTGAATAGGCAATATCTCTGGTTAGAGATAATACCGTCACGAACATGTCCCAAATCGTGCGTTCGATGAAGACACTAGGCTGCAACTCTGTAAAAGTCTGGTCTACTCTACCAAGCGGGATACCGAACATTGGCGCTACGCGATTTATGAAGTCACTGGCTGTCTCGGCCTGTAGAGCAATGCTGGCCTTGTTGTTAGATAGATACCACATGATGTCGTAAGCCGTAACAGTCAGGGTACCTCTTGCCTGGTCCATGAGCTCTGTGGTTATGATGACAGCAAACTTCAGCGGCTCCAGATCTGTACCAATACCAGTCTGCGCATCTAGCTTGATAGCATTGATTATCAACTGATTCAGTGGCTTGAGGATAGTGGCAATGCCAGATACCTTGACGAAACTGGCAGTAATCTTCTCACAAGCCTGGTCTAAATCATAGTCCCACTGTATGCTCGTACACAGCGGCGTTAGATCGTACCCCTGCAAGCTGTGAGGATCGCTGATCAATATCTGGTACGACTCCATGTGGATGCCGCCGTTATCGGCACCCCAACCACCTCTAGCGTTGCCAGAGTAATCACGCTTGAGTGAGAGATCGCTCAGGTTGTAGATAGCAGGAGCACTCATGACGGATTCATAGCCGCCTGTCTATTGAGCCAGTCAATAGAATGACCTGTGCTCTGCTCTACAATGTCAACCAACGATCCAGAGCTCTTGGGTGGCGTATACACTGGCGGACTCTTGATATGCTTGTAATACTTGAGGATTGTACCGATTGGCAATTGCTCATCATCCGCATAGTCACCAACAGTAGGATGTCTTGCCTGGATTGCTCCTACTGCGGTACCGCCGCCAAGCGTGGGATTGATAACCCATCCTGGTGGTTGACTGGCATTATCTGACTTCAGCTTGGCTAGAGTGTTGTAATCGCCAAAGCCTTGCCGCACGATATCTTCATACACTTCGGATATGCTCATGAATCGCTGAGTGCTGTAAGTATCCTGGATAATCTGCTTATCCAGCCCACTGCCAACCCGCGCCAGCGACTCTTGAGGAGATACAGCAGGCGTCGCATTGGTTGCTGGAGTACTTGCACTATCCGTGGGTGCAGCGTTTGTATCTACCTCATTGCCATTCGTGTTATCACTACCGTTGGGATTGTCTGCGGTAGGAGTAGGTTTCTGGCTTACGGGAGTCGCGGCGCTTTGAGCAGCCGGAGCATCTCGAGGATCTGTAACTCCAGCCCCAGGCACGGCTACCGTCTGGATTGTGACATCACGGTAGCGCTTGAACTCTATCTCGTAATAGATATCTCCAGGCTCACCAGCTTTGGCGGTCCACTTGAGAGTCTTGATTACAACGTAGTCGTTCCAGGGCGTACCGCCAATGATCAGAAAGCAGACAATGCGCTCACGTTTGGTTTCGATGAGCTTCTGCATAGCATAGTCTGGCGGGTACAATAAGCCACTAGGAATACTGACGTACCCAGGATCGTAATTCAACGGCAGGAAGCTGCTCCAGCCTACGCTCTCCAGGCGTTGTGCTCCTGGGATAAGAATCTCGCCAACTCCAATAGCATCCACTTCATAGTCATTATCCGCATCGAAACTGGCCGTAAGCTCTTCTGGATTGACTGGAAAATAGAAATCACCAATGTCCTGCACATTCTGTAGTATGATTTGAATGGTGTTATCTTCAGACCCAATAAGGTCGCCAATAACACCATCCTCCTCACACCATGTAAGAGGCATTCCATTGACTGTAACCTGATCATCCGGGGTGGTAGGCCCTGGAGTACTTCCGGGAGGGTACGGCGTACCGTCGGGCTGTGTCGGATTAGGATCAGATCCAGGATCTGGATCTTGTGTCCAGATGGTTCCGTCACCTGGACCTACCTCTTCATAGGTGTCCCAATAATCATCTCCCTGGCTCCAATGCAGGGACTTCATGTTCAGGCCTGTTGCCCCAGGCCAGCTATCGCTCGTAGCTTGTGGATCGAAGTATTGATCTACACTTCTAAGGGTCGCGCCAGTATAGTCATTGGGGCCAAGACTCGGGTCAATACCTGGAGTCCATGGATCATCTGCAGTTCCACTACCCGGACCTGGATAATCCTTGGGCTTTGCCCTACGTATTCGTTCCCAGTTTTCCCAAGTCATTGCTGGAAGATCTTATTCTGTCCAATGAGACCGCCACCACTCGTAGCCATAACTTGCTCGAGAGCGTCAGCGATCATAGCGGCTAACTGATCTGCATCTTCCTGAGTAGCACTACCACTGAGATTTACGGTGCCGATGAGTGTTCCAATGTTGATACCTGCGCCTCCTCCTGGACCCATACCTGTACCTGGTCCGGCACCCGTACCCTGAAGATCCTGTACTTGTTTGACGAGACCCTCAAGAGTTGCTTGATAATGTTGCTGAGTATCTGTGTAATACCCTCCAGCCTTCAGCCCCGTCATAAACTGTGCAAGACTCCCAGTGTTTAGAGCTCCAGGATAATTCTTCTGTAACAGTTGAGTATAGGCATCAAACGCCTCCCCTGGAGTATTGTACGCGGCAAACGGAGCCTTTGTCTGGTACGGCACTCCCTGGGCA